TTCGCTTCTTTGGCTGCCTTCTCGCGCTTTTGCTTCATCTGGCGAGCCGCCTGGCCGATGGCAACTTTGTCCTGCATCTCTTTGAACTGCGACCAGATGGGACCGATTTGCCATGGGGCGTTGGTCGTCATCAGCGTCATAAGCGTTGGGTAGGCTGCATCCAGCTCCACCTGCAACTGCGTCAGCTCAAGCACTTCTTTTTGGTCAATCACGTCCTTTGCAAAAACTTCGGCGTAGCGTTTCTCTGTGAACGCTTTTAGGAACGCGTATTTGTCGAACCACTCTCCGACATGCCCGATGAACTGCTGGACGATTTCGTCTTGTGTTGGGATGTGGTCGACGTAGCCATCGTCTTTTTTCTTTGACTTCTTAGAACCTTTGGTGGTGTCAGCGACATTGGTGTCGTCGACTTGCTTGGCCATTGGCTGAGCGCTTGGATTAGGTTTTGCAGTCGCACCAAGTAAAGATTTGAGCCACCCCCAAATGCCTGTGACTTCCGCATAAATCTTTCTCGCGTCGGCCACGCCGCCTTCAACTGTTTTCTTAACCCGTTGAATTTCGACAGAGCCTTCGCGCAGGCAGTCGCAGCAATACTGAATGCCGCTATACGCGGCACGCATGGCTTGGAGGGCGAGCATGATTTCCGGTCCCACATCACCACGCCCTTAGAACGTCGCACCGTCTTTGGCTTGCTCGCCTGACTTCTTCTGCTTGCCTTGCTTCTCGCCGGCCAACCAGTCCTGCCATTGCGACTTGAATGCTGGTGACGACAGGTACATGTACGAAGCGCCCATGGCGTAGCCAGTGACAGGGCCACCAGGTAGGTAGCCAGCGGTGTAGGCGAGCGCCGGCTGAACGCTAAGCTCGTACAGTCCGCGGGCTGCGTTGCGCTCGGCAGCGTTGGTGTTCTCGCTGTTGACCACAAAATACTTTGCGATGCGCTCGATGGCCTGCAAGAAGTACGAAGCCGTGGAGCCGGTCAAAATGTTTGACAGGTCGCGTTGGTACTTCACGCCATTCAATGCGTTGTAGAGCGGGTCGGCCAAACCAGTAAAGCCAGCGCGGCTGAATGCGAGCTGGGCCAACCACTTGATTGGCACGCCACCTTCCTTCTTCTCTTCCTCGTCCCACTTCTCAGGGTTGAGCAAAGCCTCGCGTGCCATGGTGACAACCAGGTGTCCCATGTAGAGGCTGGCAATCGGAGCCAGGACTTGGAATGCTGCGACGTTGGCAGCCTGCGCTGCACCACGCTTGTCGTACTCGCGCTGCACCTTCTTGGCCGACTTGACCATGATGTTGCGAAAGAACGCCATGGAGAACGACAGCAAGCCGTATGTCAAACGACCGACCGGAGTGTTGGCCGCCCATGGACGGTCGACAGCGGTAGGTGACTGGATGGATTGGTTGACCAGGCGGCCAACCATCACGGCGTAAATCTTGCCCATGTCAGTCAAGCTGCCATCGACGTCCATGACTTCATCGTGGCGTGGCATGCGCGAGGTGAACTCACGCGACCAGTTTACGAAGTCTTGGATTTGGCCAGGCTGAATGCCGGCGTCCAGCAGCTCGTCGCGTGCAAAGCCCTTGTCCTTGGCCGATGCTTCTGCGTCGTCCAGGGTGTGCGCCAGCTCCAGCACGTAGTGGCCGGATAGCTGCATGGCCGAACGGCGCTGAGCGTTGGTCAAACCAGTCAGGCCGACGCGTCGGAAATAGTTTGCCGACACGCGTGACATGTTCGACGACTCAGCGAACGAGCCGCCCAGTCGGTTTGAAATCATCTCGTCCGCATAGTCGCCGGCAACGATGCCCAGCACGCGAGCCATCGCACGGCGCTCACGAACGCTTCCGGTGCTGGCAATCTCTTGGAATGTCAGGCCGATGGCTTTGAGTGCGTCACTGGCTTTGCCGGTTTGCGTGGCCACCGTGATTGGTTCTGCCAACGACGTGAGCAATACGCGACCCAGCAGCGTGAGCTGGCCCAGGGCGTGGACGTTACCCAGCGTGCGCTGAGCCTGGCTTGGCATTGTCGAGCGGTCCGTGCCGGTGATTTGGCCAACAATCTTCTCGGCCATGTCGCGGTCTTCTTTGCGCACGCCTGAGTTGACCATTGCGTCCAGCATGCGGTGCAGCTTGGTGTTGGTTTCCTTGCTGTTGCGTGCGTCCTTGCCGAAGCGAGTGTTGTACTCAGCCTTGCGCACAGACATTTGGGCGTAGGTTGTGATTCGCTCAACTGGGTCTTGGATGTAATACTTGGCCAGAATCTTGTCGGCTTCTGGTGGCAGCGTGCGCTCTTTCAGGTATGAGCCTGCGGGCGAGTGTGAGCTGAAATCAGTGGGCGAGCCGTAGCTGATTCGTGTCTGGTACTCAGCCGCAGCACTGGCAGACCAGGCATCACGGATGTAGTCGTAGGCTTCCTCAAACACATCACCGTTGTCGTCCAGGAACGAGTCAAGCTCGTCCTGAGCGGCGGCCATCTTGTCCTCTGCATCTTCCTCAGCCTTGCTCGCAGCGTCGAGTTTGCGCAGCAACTCACGCAGCTTCTTCTTGGCCTTGTTGTACTCGGCCAGTGCTGGGTCTTCGTTACTGAGCATGGCTTCACGAGCGCGCTTGTCGAGCGCAGTGATGGCCACGGAAATATCGTCGGAGTCCATAGGGCGCTCGGTGTCGCGCTCAAAGACAATCTTGTAAACCTCGGTCGCGTCCTTGATGAACTCAGGCGCGTTGGCCGTAACGATTGGCTCGTCCAACAGGCGAGGCAAGTAGCCCTGGTCCTTGACGAAGCCAATGTCTAGGCCGGCGTTGCGGTTGTAGTAGTACAGGTCGGTCAACAGCTCGCGCAGTGGAGCGGCCAACTTCTTCACGTTGTCACCAGCGGCGGCCACTGAGCCACCGTCGGATTGAGTCAGCAGGGCAGTCAGCTCGGCCAACTCTTTGTCCGTCATCAAGTCAGCGTTGTTGTTGCCGGCGATGTTGGTCAAGCGAGTCAGGAAACGGCGTGTCTCGCGCTCAACTGCCTCAGCGTATGTGCCGCCTTCCGCTGTCTTGCGACCGCTGCCTGGGTCGGTTGCCACGCGCTCAGTGAGCATGCGGATGGCTTCTGCGCCAGCGGTGTTGCCTGTCTTGCGGTAGTGGCGCTCCATGCTCAGCAAGACACCGCGGTTGGTGACGATGAGCGCACGCACTGCATCGCCCATGCGCTTGCTCAATGGGCGAGTGTCGTTTGGCCGTTGCTCTTGCTTTTCAATTTCGCGGGCACGCACTTGCCACGCACGCTTCTCTTCGCTCCACACCGCCTGGTAGCCTGTCGTTTGCGCCGACTGACGTTGGTCGTCAAAGTAGACAGCAGGGTCAGAAAGGCGCACGTTCTTTGGCATGTTGGGCGCTGACTCATTGTTGGGGTTCAACAAAGCCTCAGTGCGCAGCGCGTCAAACAGCATGTCGTAGGCGCGGAAAATGTTGAATCGGTCGGCGTCCTTGGGGAACGTCTTGGCCAGGCGCTCGTCCGCGTCGTTCATGTATGCGGCGTCGCTCTTGCCAATGAACTCTGTTGAGCCACCGGCTGCCTCTACCTTGTGGGCAATGTAGGCTTCAAATGAGCGGGCCAGCATCTCGGTTGGCTTGCGCCAGTAGCTTGGGTCGCTGCCGGTGGACTTGGCAAAGTCGCCGGCTGACTTGTAGAACTGGCTACGGTCGTTGCGGCTCTTGCCAGCGGCGGCACGAATCTGGTCCAGGCTGGCTTGCAGCTTGGTGGTGTCGTCACCCTTTTGCTGGGCGGCTTCAATCTTGCGCTCCAGGTCCATGATTTTGGCCGACTGCTCAGCCTGGTCAAAGAAGAGTGAGTTCATCAACAAGCGGAACGAGTCACGCACTGTCTCAGGGAACTTGTCGCTGAGTGCTTCGCCATCACGCACGAAGCCAGACAGGTTATCCACAACGCCTTCGTATTGAGTCAGCACGAAGTAATCGAGGGCATGGCCCCATTCGTGCGCAAACGAGTTGGAGCGGCCTGGCAGGCCAATGGTTGGCGTGTTGGACTTGATGCCCTCCAGGTGTTTGCCGTCGGAGCCGCCAGGGAAATACGCACCCAGGAACTTGCCCTGGCTGGTCATGGCCAAACCCAAAGTGCCGCGCAGGCCGATGGCCGACGTTGGCAAATCGAGCACGTGAGTCATCAACTGCAAGCCGCGATAGGCGTCAAGCAACTGGTCGATGGAGTCACGGATGTTGGCTGGGGCCGACTTCTGAACGAAGGCTAGGCCGTAGGTTTGCTTCAACCCTTGCGACAGGATTGCGAATTGACGGATTGGAGGCAGCAACTCTGCCTCGGCTGGGTCGTACCCTAGTTCGACGAAGGCGTCACGGTAGATGCTTTGGCGGTCCGTGAACGAGACTTTGTTGAATACGCTTTGGGAGCTGGAGCCTTTGACGCGCTGGTTGTTGTCTTTGCCATCGTCCTCGCGGCGGCGTTCACGGCTCTGCGTGCCTGCGCCTTGGTCATTCCTGTCAGGTCGACCGGCTCGCTCATTTACATCACCTTGTTTGGTTTGATTGGCGCTTCCTTGGCCGTCCGCTGCCGGCGCTGGTCGCCCACCTTTGGCATCGAGAACTGGCTCTTGTTGGCCGCCACGATTAGGCCGCGTCCCGCCTGCTTGAACTGAGGCAGGCTTCGCTTGTCGCCCACCTGATTGAACGCTCGTCCCAGCGCCATCATTGCCTTGGGACTGGGTGTTGCCGCGAGTGTCTGCGGCGTCGAAGAGTCGTCCATTGTCTGGTTCTCGGTTTCGTTCATTGCGTTGCTCCACTACTCCGCGCACCATCTCGTCAGGTGCTGGTGGCGCGTCACCAAACAAACCTGCCGTGTCCTGGCTCTTGGCCATGTTCACGTATGCACGAAGCACATCGTTGATTGCATCTCTGCCGACGGCGCGGGTAAGGTTTGCATTGTAGAAGGCGGTGACGAAGGCATCCACAACTGGATTGCGCTCGGTCATCATGTCGTTCTGAGCCAGCCATTCCTGGACTCGGCTCTTGCTTTGACGGAGTTGGTCAATCGTGCGAGCGGCTTGGACCAGCTCAGCGGTGACGTCGTAGCCGGCGTCGATGATGCCTTCACGCACCAGTCGACGCATTTGCAGCCACTGGCCTGAGCTGTCGAACAGCGCATTGCCAATAGACTTGATGTTGTCGTCGGTGCTTTCAATCAGCTTAGTCAACAACTCACGGTCGCCATACGCGGCGGCCAACAGTGCACGACGAATGCGGGTTGCGCCGTCGGGTGACAGTGCGCCGTTGTCGTCCATCATGCCGTTGCGCTGAGCCTGGGGGAGTTGGCCAATGAATGCACGGACGAAATCGCGGTTTGCAGCGTCTGTAACGTCGCCACCTACCCACACGTCCACCACGTTGTCTTTGAGCGCTGATACGTCAATCTGAGCACGCTCAACGGGTGTCAGGTCCATGGTGGCCGACTGGTTCGACTCTTGTACGAAGGCCACACGGTCTTGTGGCGACAGCTCTGTCACGCGCTCACGCACCAGGACCGGCGTTTTGATGCCAGTGGTGTCGTAGCCCAGTGATTGCAGGTAGTCGCGATAGGCTTGTGCGCGCTCAGGGTACAGCTCAAACGCACGACGGATTGACATGACGCGTCCGTTACCGGATTCGACAATCATGTCGGGGCCAATGATTGGTGCACCACGGTCTGCTTCTGCCGACATGCCCAAGCGTTGTGGGTCGAGCTGGCTGGCGATGGTGTTAATTTGCTCGTCGCTGGCTGCGCGTGAGCGGTCACGTGGTTGCAGGTCGCCACTGGCGGCTTGCAATTCGGACGCGTCTACCACGCGAGCGCGGGTTTCAATCTGGCGGCCAGTGACTGTCGACACGCGTTGTGTGTCAGGCTTAGGTGCTGGCTCAGGTGTGGGGGCCGGTGCTGGAGCTTTAAAGTTTGTGCGCACCAGCTCGTCGGCTTGTTCTGTCGTCAGCGGCTGAGCACCAACGCCTTGTGGGTTGAACTGGTTGGCCAGTGCGTAGCCCTTCTGATTGAGCTTGCCGCTGTCGTCCAACATGCCATTGGCGGCCAGCATGTCTTTGACCTCACCGTCTTTGAGGTTGCCATTCATGGCGTCGGTCATGCCCATGTAGATGGCGACAGCGCCTGGTCCTTTTGGAGCTTCTGGCTCAGGCAGTGGCTCAGGCGACTGCACGTTGGTGGTGGTCGCTGGCGATGCTGGAATCAAGTCGTCAAATGTGACTTGACGAACCTGTGCGCGGTCAGGATTGAGCGCATTGACGGCAGCCTGGCGTGTTGCTTCGGGGTTGACGGCAACGCTGTCCAGGTCGGCTTGGATGGCCTTGGCCAACGCTGAGCCTGGTGCGACGACTGGCTCAACTTTGTCTTGGTAGAACTGCTTGGCCGCGTCGATGCCTTTCGCGCCACCGGCCATGCCACCAGAAACCAACAAGGTTTGCAGGAACTGCTTGCGAAACGCGCCGGCCATGTCCAGCTCTTCCTTGGTCAAGCCGGCCTCAAGCTCGGCCTTGTTTTGACCCAAGGCTGTCATGGTTTCAGTGCCTTGCTCAGCGGCCAATGCGCCGGCCTTCTGAGTCAGCTCAGTCAGGCGCGCAGCTTTGGCAGCCTTCGCTGGGGCTGAGAAGGCTTTGAGGAACAGGACGTTGCTCACAGCTTCTGGCACGGCTTCCCATGCGCCGTACTTTGTCGCAGCGTCGTCGAAATCTTTGCGGGCTTGCTCCCATTCGGCAGCATCAAGCTCGCGGCCATACAACTTCTTGGCCTGGGTGTCGAGGTTGTCCTTCACGCGGCTCAAGAACTCGTCTTTGCTGGCGCGATAGCTCACAGCACCAGAAGCACCCATGCCAGCGCCCACGCCGGCAATCGGGTTGCCGCCGGTTGCGGTCATAGCGGCAGCGCCGGCAACGGCAGAAGACACCATGGTGGTAAGGCTGTAACCCAGTGACTCGCCAAAGCCAGAAAGACCTTGGTAGTTGGGGTCGACCTTTTGCTTTGGAGCCTCGGTCGCCGTGATGGCGCGGTCCAGCATGGTCTGGTCTGTCAAGCCAATGTCACCGCCACGGATGGCGCGCAATGCTGTGTTTGCCGCTGCACCTGGAATGCGCGGCAGGTCGTTGGCCACCACGGCTGCTGCTTCTGGCAGAGCTTGTGGCAGTGGTCGACCTTCGGGGTTGAACATGGGGCGATTGCCGCCGGCGTCACGGTAAACCTGGTCTGGTGTTGTGCCACGCTCAGCGGCGATGCGGCGTGCGGCCAACTCATTGGCAGAGCGGAACTTGTTGCCACCCAGTCCAAGGGCTTCGCTGATACGGTCAACGACTGTTGGCTCGTATGCGCGCATTTCAGTTTGGGCGAGTGGCTGTGTGCTCACTGCCGGCACGACTGGTGCTGCACGACGACCCGCATTTGGGTAAATCCCGAAGGCTGCACCGCCATCGAGAACAGTACCGGACGCCACCCCACCGTCCGGTCCCGATTTTTCCGCAGCCGCAGGAGTGGCCAACGCGGCGGCCTGGGGTGGAGCTGCTGGAATCAAATCGTCGAAGCTGACTCCCGCCTTGGCCGATGGCGTGGAGGGAATCAAGTCGTCAAAATTTACTGTCATGCTTAAAGCCCTGCTGGGTCAATGCCGTTGTCTTTGAGTCGCTTAATCACAGCGTTGCGGTCAGCGCCTTTGCCGATGGCGGCTTTTGCGCCGGCGATGGCTTGCTCGTCTTTCTTGAGTGAGCCACCGCGTGTCAGGGTTTTCTTGTCCGAGCGCAGCATGCGCTGCTCAACATTCAAGCTAACGCCATTGACGTTCTCGCCACCGCGGATGCGCTGCAAAACTGAATCGGCAGCGGCGTCAGGGTTCTTGTTTGATTGCCAGGTTGTGCCAGCCTCTGACAACAAGCCGGCCATGATTTCTGGTGTGTAGGCGACGCCTTGGTCGGTGAGTGTCTTTGCAATCACTGACTCCATGCGCTTGCTCGCAGCCACCGGTACTGCCGTCACCTTGTCAGCGCCACCTTTGCCGGACGCTGGTTTGTCGCGACCGTTCACAACTTCACCACCGGCTGAGCCAGGGCGTTGGTCTTGTCCAGTGCCAACGGTTGCGCGGCCACGCGTGACGTATTGGCCGTTCTCGTTTGGTGTGATGCCCATAGCTTTGCCTTGGGCCTCGCTGACGATGACGTCTTGGTTGTTGCCGGCAACGATTGGTTTGTTGTCCACGCTGTACTTGTTGCGTGAGTTCGCGCCGGATTGACGCACACCCTCCAATGCCTGCGCTTCGTTGCTGTCTCGTGCAGAGATTGCGTCCTGGCGACCAGTCGTGAGCGCTGTCTGTGTGTTTGGCGATGTGATGCCAGCGAACGGAGCAAACGGCAAAGCCATGTCAGGGTTTGCACCTGCCGCACGACGTTGGTACTCATTGATGCCAGCGGCCTTGAGCATTCGGTCAAGGTCAATCTTGCGAATGGTCGCCTCCTGGATGGCGGCAGCCATCTTTTCCTGAGCCGACATGCCAGGCATGAACATCGACTGAGGCTCAGGCTGCGGAGCTTGAGTCAGGATGTTGGCGAAGTCGATTGGAGCGCGCTCTTTGTAGTCAGGGTTCTTGCGAATCGGGTCGTCCTTGAGCACGCCGCCACTGAGAATCAACTCCGCGATGGAGTTGGGGTTTGTCACCATGGCGTTGTTTACGTCGCGGTAGCCGCGGGTTTGCTCGCGGTACTTACCAGCGTTGGCGTTGGCCATGTCGGCCTGCGCCATGTTCTCGACGGCTGCTGACTGTGCGCGCTGGTCCATCTCAGGGAACATCGCGGCAGCCATGCCGTTAAAACCCTGCGCCAGTGCTGGTGTGCGGAATTGGTAGAAGGGATTTTGTCGCGTGGCCATATCAGTCTCCGATGGTGCGTGTGCCGCTCAGGCGAAGCCCAAGGCCCGCGTTCGCGTTGGGGTCTAGGCCAACGCCTGCACGACCACCATTCAAGCTGTAACCGCTACCTGGGAACAGTGCGTATGGGCTTTGAGGTGCTTCTGGCGCTGGCTGATTCATCTTGTCGTAAGCCTTCATGCCGAGCAAAGAACCGCCAACCAACAAGTCGCCAATCATGCTGGGCTGAGGTTGTTGAATCTGAGGCTGGAACAAGCGGCCTTCGCGTGACGCGATTTCAGTGTTCGACGCTTGCTGTGAGCCTTGCGCAAAGTTGCGCAGCAAACCTGCCAGAGTGCCTTGGTCATTGAGCGCGTAGCCCTTGTCGGTCATGGTCTTGCCAAACGCCTGAGCGGCAGCCAGCTTCGTGGCTTCGTCTTGGATGCCTGCGGTCTGCTGTGCGCGAAGAGCTGCCTCCAACGCTCCGGCTGGACCTTTTGCTTCTGGTGCAACACTGGATGGACCGCCTTGAGCAAGTGCTGCACGAAACGTGTCAGCAATGCTGTTTGACTTCGCGCCAATGTCGCCTTCGACGTTGTTGAACTGAGCCTTGGATGCGGCAAACGCGTCGCCGGCGGCCTGGGCCATCATCTGCTGACGAATAACCTCCTGGTCGCGCAGTACCTTTTGCTTCTCAAGAATCTTGCGTGAGAACGCAATCTGATTTTTCAGTTGCTGCGTCTGCTGCCCAAGCATCTCCCGATAGCCTTGGCCATCAAGGATTGAATTGACGGCGTTGCCGGCGGCTCCAATTCCGTAGAGCGTGCCCATTGAAGGGCCGCCGGCTCCTGTTGCTGCTGGTGCTGTTGCCATGATTGCTCCTTAGCTCACAACACGGCCAGAGCCAGAGCCGGTGGTGGCGTTGTACAGGTTGATGCCTGCGCCGGCAGTCTTTTGAGTCGTGCCACCAGCGCTCGTCACGCCGGTAGACAGGTCCGAAATCAGTTGGCCAAGACTTGCGTACTGCGGGTTCACAGCAACGCCCTGAGCCTGCGCTTCGGCCATCGTGCGGATGAGTCCTGGGTCGGCCAGGCTTGCGTTCTTCTCAGTCAGATTTGCTTTTGCCTGCGCCACTTGTGAACGAGCATCGGCAGCATAGGTGTTGGCCTGGTCGGTCAAGCTCAGCTTGCTGGTGTCGTATTGGCGTTGCAGCTTGGAGAACAAGTCACCACGGACCGACGAGTTCAAGTTGCCACTGCGTGCCAACTCCGCAGTGAGCTGACGCTGTTGGTCTTGGTACTGTTTGTCGAGCGTTGGCAGTGCGTAGTCAAGGTAGCTCTGAGAGCGCTTGTTGTAGAAGTTGTCGTCAAACTGGCCGAACAACGAAGCGATTTCGTTTTGACCTTGGGTAATGTTGGCTTGGCGACGCGCCTCAACTTCACGCAATCGCGCTGACTCAGCCTCGGCCTCGGCAATGCGCTTGTCCTCAGCCTCTTGAGCAAGTCGAGCCTGCTCAGCGGCTGCATCTTTTGCGGCCTTTCGGTTCTTTGCACCTTGGTCAACTTGTACGGCTGTTGCCGTTACTACTGCTGCGACTACCCATGACATATCAATTCCCCTTCACTTCAATCAGAAACCGCTGCACATCGACGTCTTCAAACGACCGCGTTACAAGTTCGGCTTCCAGTTTCTTTAAATCTGTTTCGTTGGTGGCGTGGATGGTTGTCCAAACCATCTCTTCATGCACGTAGCCAATGCGCTTCGTACCAGGCTGTGACACAAAAGTGCAGGGCGCTTTGATGCGCTTGATGCCGTCTTCTGTCAGCACCGACACTTCGCCTTTGGACATGATGTTTAGGTGCTCGTGTTTATGCACCATGCCAGTCATCATCACGCCGGCAGGCGCAGTAATCTCGCGAGCGTAGATGCCCTCGGAGAAGTGATGTTTGACTGGGATTTCGACCTGCGGCAACTCAAGCATGAATGTCTCCATGCTCAAAATCTTGTCGCGCAGTTCGGGGTCTTCGAATTGATTTGCGAATTGCTGAAACGCAACCGGTTCATCGCGGTCCACCACGGATGGCAGAAGCGGCTCGGCTGGATTTAGGTCGACCTGGTTAAGTACCTTTGGTGCGTCCTGCAAATCAATCATGTGCGTCGTCCAAACACGGGCATGAATGCCCAACGTGTCCAGGCGAGAGACACACATATCGCCTTTGTGCCCACATTGTATGAAAAATGTAGGGCGGTGTCAGGTTTTTAGCCTTGGTCGCCACCCTCAAAGTGGATAACCAGCGAGCCGACTTTCGCGTAGCCACTGCCTTGACTTGTCAGCTTCATGGCCAAGTGGGTTGAGCGAGCCTGAAAAGCGACGTTGGCCTTGCTGAATGTTGTCTCTTCGACGTAGGCCACTGTCTGCAATGCGTTCATGTCAAGTGGCTCAGGTGCAATCTCAACTTTCCACAAACCCTCGGAGGCCATGTCCAGGCCGGTAAAGGTCTTCTTGGTGGCTGGCTGCTTGCCGTCGACGTAGGGGACGTAGGCCACCACCTCTGTGTTGTCGTAGGTCGTGCCGTTCTTGCCGCCTAACAAATACATCTTGCCGTCGCCACCGCGGCAGTACAGGCGGCGGCCAACGATGGCCCAGTCTGTGACTGCAAAGCCTGGCTCATAGATTGACCAGGCTGACACTCGTGAGGCTGGGAAATACGAGAACACGTAGCACTTGTTGCCAACGGCCAGCATGTAGCGGCCATCGCGGGGTTCAAGAACAGCCTTGCTTTCACGCACGGTCAAGCGGTCGGCGTTAATGTCGGCCAGCACCATGGTGTCAATGGGGTTGCCAATGTCAGTTGCAAAGGCGGCGTTTGATGAGTCGCGAGCGCGCAGTGAGCGGATGCCCGACTCAGATAGGTAGAACACGTCGCTGTCGCCAATTTCCTGCACGGACGATGGCGCGATGGCTCCTGTGTTGTTCAAAACCTGGAGCTGACTGTTGCCAGCGGCAGTGACGTCAACATACCAAACTTGCACGGTACGCTCTGAGAAGAACGCCAGGTTAGTCTGGTAGTTGGCAATCGAGGTCAGGCGCTCAGAGCCTTCCGCGTTGCTGGCCAGGTTCAAGAAGCCGGCCTCTTTTGTTGGGTCGTTTGACTCAACAGGCGTGTCGATGCCGGAAAAGTGAACCAGGCTTCCGGCAGTGGTGTAAACCTTGGTCTTGGCAGGCTTGGCATATTCGCCAGGCAGGTAGGTTGAGGTGTTTGCGCCGACAGTCAGGTTGGCTCCATTGGCCAGCGCGACGGACGCCACGTTGGTGGTGACATTGCCAGTCTTCGTGATGGTCAGAGTCTTGCCGTTGTTGGCAGACCCTGCGGTTTGGATGATGACGTTTACCTTGTTGCCAACGGCCAGGGCGCGGTACTCAGGGGCGCTTTGGTGTTCGTTGATTGCAGCGGCCACCAGCGCAGCAGTCGTTGCATTATCTCCAGTGTGGTTGATTTGCTCACCAATGATGGCCACGCCGTCGACCTTGAGCGAAGTAATAGCGTTATCCACACCACCAGACAAGTTACCCACAGACCCAACAGTAAAGCTGCCGGTGCGGTTGATTGTCAAACCTAAGCCGTTAAACGCTGCGCCAGGCGTTGCCGCTGTGAGCGTCACGACAGAGCCAGCGGCAGTAGCAGTGAAGTCGGGGTTGCCAACAAACGCGTTGATGGCTGCTGCGAGCGCTGCTGCCGTTGTGGCGTTGTCGCCGGTGTGCTGCACTGGCTGAGTCAATATGGCATACGTGCCAGCTCGGATTGACGTTACTCGGTCGCCGGATGAATTGATGCCGCCAGTAACTGTGAAGCTCGCAGTCGCTGGAGTGCCGCCTGTTGTGCCGCCGGTGATTGTGAAGCTGGCGCGGGCGCGAGCCTCAACAAATTCAGTGTTGCGTGTGCCATCGTAGAAATGAAAAATCGAACCATCGTCGTATTGAGCGATGACGTAGGGCCAGCCAGAGAACGCGCTGACATGCAGCACTTTTGCCATTGCCGCTCCGGTTGGTGACGAAAGCTGCTGGTAAACCAGGTTTGATGGTGCGCCGGCAGGGAATGTCACCGACGCAACGGAGCCAAACGTGTAAAGCGTGCCGCCGACGGCAGCAAGGCCAAACGTGTTGGCCGGCATCGTAATTTGCTCAACAAAGGCCAATCGCTTCTCAATCTCGCCACCGCGGTTGATATGGCCATTGACCAGGCTCAGCAACGAACCAGGAACAGACAGCACAGGCATGCGCCTGGTGTCCATCCCTGAGCGAAAGTCCTCAATGGCAAAGTAGGGCATAGCTTATTGCGTTTGGATTGCGATGATTTTTGGGCCTTGAGGCATCGTGATTGGCGCGTCACCGGCCAATGAGAATGTCTCGCTCTTGGAGTTGCGACCCTTGAGTCGGGCGTAGTGCTTCTCGGCCATTTGCAGCTTGAGGCTGGCGTCAGCCGCCTTCTCGCGAGCCAGAATCTCTGCCGCCGAGTACAGGACCAGAAGCGTGTCGTCCAAGTCGGCAACGTCGCTTTCGGCCACCAGTGGGCGCAGTTTGCGGATGCCATGGATGCGCACGACGTTGGCAACAGGGCTGGCTGTGCCGTTTTGCGAAGGGACTGGCCAGACTTCAATCTGGCCGTTTTCATATTCTTGCCAGCGTTCGACCGGGAAACCGCGGACGCCGCGGTCTGAGTCGTACTGGTCGTAGTTGACTGGGCTGATACCGTAGCTCATGGGCATCCAGCGGTCGCCGTATTTGAACTCTAGCTTCGTGATGCGCTCAAGCGTCATGTCGGCTGGAATGTTGTAGTAGCGCTGGCCGTTTTGAACGACCACATCGCGCTGCACCTTGAGGAAAGTCCAGTCATAGTCTTCCCACAGGCGCTTTTGCTGGCGCTGGAGCACCTTGATGAGCACATCGCGCATGGCGACGCCCAAGTTGGCCTGCAACGAATGTCCGGCTTCTGCACGAACGTCGTCGATTAATTCACCTAGAGATACGTTGCGGGCCATGGTTGCTCCTTATGCGGCAGCGTCAGGGTTGCCTTCTTCCTGGGGAACTTTCAATTCCTCAGTGGCGCTGGCCTTCTTGGCCTTCGCTGTCTTGGCAACGGTGTTGGAAATCACGAACTCGTCGCTGATACCGGCTTCGTCCAAGGTCTTGGGCAGCGGACCAGCAGAGCCAAAGGTGTCGCGCACGATGCCTTCGGGTGAGCGGTACAGCGAAGCAAGGCGCGCGCGCTCGTCGTTGGTGTCAATCTTTTCGTCGGCCACAACTTCGATGTTGCGGACGGCATCTTCGCCGTGGACGCCACGCAAGATAGCGATTTCAGCGACGGTGACGCCTTCCTTGTGGACGGTCATACCGGCTTCGCCGCCGATGGCTACGGTGCAGTTACAAATTTGCATGAGGATTCTCCTGGGTAGTTACGACAAAGGGCCGCCACCTTTCGGTAGCAGCCCTTCTGCCATCAGCCGATTAGCTGAATTGGTACACGCCGTGGCAGTTGAGCTGCGTAGCAGCCAAACAGCCAGTGGTGGTCAGTGCGCGATACATCACGTACTGGTTGTGAGGACGAGCTGGGCTGTGCTTCTTCATCTTCTCGTTTTCCATGTAGTACAAGCACAGCTTGCTGGAGTCGAGGATGTAGGCACGCTTTGCGAAGTTGGTAGCGCCGCCGAGGGTCGTACCAATGTCGTCCATGGTTGGGTCGTACTTGAACACCAAGCCACCGTAAGTCACGTCGCCGTGCTTAATGTCGGTGCTACGGGCAAAGCCGGACTGGGTGTAGTAACCGCGAGCGCGCAACTCAGCAGTCAAACGGTCCATGAAGTCAGAGCCGCACAAAGCGACGTCAGGCTTACCACCGAAGCGTTGCAGTTGACGGAACTCTTTGTTCAAGAAGGTCAACATTTCGTCGCCGCCGGTTGTGGTGGTGACAGCCAAGTTGACACGGTTGCGCCACCAAGCGTTGGCAGAAGCGTTTTGGTCGATGCCACCAACGGTTTGACCAGCAGCAGCAGGCGTGTCCTTCACGAAGGCGCGAATACCGGCCAATGCGTTTGCGTCGGCAGTACCGTCACCCCACAAGAAGCCGTTTAAGCCCTTTGCGTAGCCTTCGGCCATGTCTTCCAACTTGTCTTCCAACATGTTGGCCAACGCTGTCTCTTCACGACCGCGGTTGTTTTTCAACGAATCGCTGTTGAGGCTATCAACAACGGTGATGCCGTCACGCTTCAACTCAGTGAGCGTCACGCCGATACCGATGTGGTGCTCTTTCCAAGTGAAGTTTGCGCGCTTGATTTTCGCTGGGTTGACGTAGTTCACGGTGTCGTTGTGAGTGAAACCACCCAACGAAGAGTCGTATTGACCCTTCACACCAACAGACACTTGACCCTTACCACCAGGGAAAGTCTTGGCTTTTGCATCCATTGCAGCCAACAAAGGCTTGTCCTGGATGGTGCTAGAAAAAACATTGCCCTTGCTAATGTAGTAGTCAAGTGCTGCGTTTGCGATGTTGTCGATTTCGGCTTGAGAAAATGCCATTTGAATATCTCCGATTCAGAAAATTACTGAATGGCTCAAGCACCTGCCGAGGCTCTGCGAACTACGTCCAACAGGCTTTTCGGTTCGGGTGCGGCTGAGCCGTTTGTCTTGCCCCCGACCGCGGTACGCATTGGCGTCTTGTCACCACGAACACGCAAAAGAGTTTGTGTCACTGCGTCGTAGGCGTCTTTCGACATCTTCAAAGCAGCGTCAGTGGTCTTCGGCATGCCGTGCTGTGCAACGTGAGCGCGCACACGGTCTTTCACCAATTCAGCCTTCAAATCAAAGTCAGGGTCGGTCGCTTTTGTCGACTGTTCCCACGCCGCTACCGCACTGGCCATCGCATGAACTTGGGCTTGCTGGTCCTGTTGGGACTGGCGCTCAAGTTGAGTCGATGCCATTTCCGCTTTTCGCTCTGCTTCGGCCTGGCGCTGGTACAGCTCTTGTGCAGTCTCACGGTCGATATAGCCTTGTTCGACTTTCTCTTCCAATTCAGCCGGCAATTTCTTGCCAGCGGCGACTGCCATCGCCTCCATGCGCTCTTGCATTAGCTCGTAAGCCTTTGCAGGGTCGCCCGTTTTCATCTTGGCCAATGTCTCCAACGACTGAGCCACCTCTTCGGCGGTCAATCCATTGGCTTGCATGAAGCCCTGAATCTCACGGTATTGCTTTGCGTCAGCTTCGTACTCGGCCACTTGGGTCTTGTACGAATTTTTTTCCTTCACCAGCTCACGAAAACGTGGGTGCTTGTTGAAGGGCAGTTTTGAGAAGTCTTCTGGCTGTTCGCCATCTGCCTGCTCATTTACGGTGTCTTGACTTTGCTCTTCGGTTGGCGAGTCCGTGTCACCGGCGTCAGCGCTTTGCTCGTCGGACTGAGCCGACACGCTTTGCACTACCGCCAGGAGGCTGTCTTCTGTTTCGCCTGGCTTATTGGATTCGTCAGTCGTTTGATTGACTTCGGTTTCCAATTCCGAGGACGAGTCGGATTGCTGTTCAACTTGCATACGTCACCTTTGCGTTTGTTTTTTCCTGTATGTATTGTGTCTGAAAATGCGCGACTATTCAACACGATAGCCGCGCAAATTTACATCATGGTTGGCGCGGGTCCAGTTGGGCCAACGCCTGGCGCTCCACCGACTGGGGCATTCATACCACCCATTGGCCCTTGATTTGCACCCATCGCAGCGTTGGCATCCGTGTTGCCGTTCATGGCCACCACAGATTTCACGCCTTCGGCCAGCGCAGCGTCCAGGTCCAGCTTGTCGTCCATGCGTTTCAAGACTTCCTTGGCCAGCCACTTTGGGTCGATGCCAGGGATTTGGATGATGTATGGCAGCACGCGCTCCAGGTTGCGCAGCTCGGCGGCCTGGTTTGGCTTGCCAGTAGAGCCAGCTTCGATTTCGAGCTGCACTTCGTCAGCGATTTCTTGAGCGGTCAACTCAGGCCACACAGCGCCAGGACCGGCAATCTTCTTAACCTGCTCAGCGCTCATGTGCTGGAACATGATTGCGCCCGATGCGCGGGCAATCTCGGTCATAAAGCTGTCCAGCTCGTCGACCTGAGCACCCAGTGCCGACATACGGCTGCTCTCGGCAACGCTAGTTTCGGTCGCTGTCGCGCCGGCAGTGCCACCCAGGTTGGCTTCTTGCACGCCAACGGCGAGTTGCACGTCGTCGAACACGGTTTTGACTTCGTACAGGTTGGGGTCGATGCCGATGGTCTTCATTGGAGCCACCAAGTCTTCGGCCTTCTCGCCAACGGCCATGCCCTGAATCGTGATGACGCCGTGAGCTGGACGCGATGCCAGCTTCTCTTTGTCCTCTTCCTCCAGCTTGCCGGCGGGTGTGAGGTAGGCAGGGCGGTTGGCCTTGCGGTGCTCGCGCAAACCCTCGCGAGCACGGTTGTACTCGGACGACATTGAGCGCATGAGGTGCACATCGCTTGGTGGGTAGATTTCCTTCTGGTGCTCGACCTCGTTGCACACGAGCGAGAACACTGGCCAGAAGGTTTCCAGCTTCAACTCAGGCTCAGCCGGCTCTTTCAAGAAGTCGTCATGGCCCTCGGCCACCGTGTAGACCAGGCCACTTGGCTTGTCATACACCTCATAGACACACACCATGCCGTCGTCGGCTGACTTCTTCTTGTCGCCGTCAGCGGTGGTCATGGACTTGCGCGACGAGTCGTGCGAGCGACCTTGGACCTGGTAGCCGGTGTAGTTGCTCTTGACGTCCTTGCCGTAGATTTCCTCGACCTCTTCGCAAGTGAAAAACATTTGGTGGGCAATCCAACGAGCGCCAATGAAGCCGCGGAGCTGTTTGCAGCGCGGGTCCACGATGATGGCGGTGGAGTCGGGAAAGTCAAACATCAAGCCTTCACGAACAATCATGTCCGGCTCTTTGGCCAACGACGCCAGTGACAGCATCAACTCTTCCATCTCGGCTGAGTGCTCGTCCAACTCGCCTTCGGCCATCTCTTCTGCCAGGCGCTTCAAGTGGTCCAAGCGTACCTGCACGTCATTCATGCGAGCGCTGATTTCAGGACGGCGCTGCATCTCACGCTGGAAACCTAGCTTCACGTAGCCAACGCCGGTCGTGAGCATGCGACGCACAAGCGCCTTCATCTGCGACTTGAACGTGGGCTGCGACTCTTGCATGAAATACTGGAACAAAATCTCAAGCGTCTTGCTGATTTTGTCCAAGCGAATGTTGTCGGCCTCCACCTGGTCGTACTCAGCAAGCATCATGGCCACTGCTTCTGGCACTGGCTGCATGGCTTCCTCTGCCAACGCTTGTGCTGCACGTGCATCCTCAAGCATCTGAGGCGAGCCATCCCACACCTGGTACATCATGCGCTGGCGACGCTTAGCCACGCAGCGCGGGTTCTTTGCGTACAGCGCGGCAGTGCGTTGTTGCACGTGACGCTGGGGCAGGTTGACGACGTATTTTTTGTCGTCCCATTCCTTGGGGTCGTAGCCGTTGAACACCAGGTCCATATCGCGCTTCATGCGCTCAAAGGCTTCCTTGTGGTCTGCGCGGCCTGAGTCAACGCGAGAAAGAATCTCAGTGACAAGAGCCTTGCGCGCTTGCGTGGCTTCTTTGTCTTCGTCGGCCTCGTGCTCGCCGCCGGTCATCGTGACAATCATTTTCATTTCTTCCATTACCAACCCCTTAATGCTGCTTGCAGTTTGTTTTGTTTTTCTCTGTGCGCTGCGTCGGCTTTAAGCCAACCCAACGTCCCATATCTAGGCTCGTCGTTCGCCGGCCTGGTGCTTGTTGGCATAGCCATACGGTCGACGGCACGCCCAAGCCAGGCCAACGCGTCCACGAAGTCGTCGTGGCGTGCGTTGGGGAACTTCAACAGCTCGTCGCGTGCGTCCATGAACCAGTGAGCGTGCTTTGGGAACTTGACCTTCTTCATGCTCATGCGACCCATGATGGATTGCGCACGCTGGACCTTGTTGGTGACAGGCGTGACTTCCTCAACGGTGAAGTAGGTGCGCTCTTCCTGCATGCGCTTGCGCAAGAACGGGCCGATGGCCTTGCTGATATGGCCCTTTTCAGCGAACCACAACAGCGGCTTCCATTGCTTCGCCAAACGAAGCATGGCTTCGACTTGCTTATCGGAGCCGGCCTTCTCCCACCACACGTCCAGGATGTACAAGTCGCCGTACTGGTCGACGCCGCCCACAATCATCACGGTCGAGTCGTTGCGCGTCTTATCTGTGCCGATGGCGTGGTCGCTGGCAGCGTAGATACGCAGGTCGCTCGGCAGGCGAGACTTCTCGTAGGTGCAAATCCAGTCAGCGCGGAATAGGTCGCCGTCTTCTGGTGTGGGTTGCTGCTGGTACAGAGCTGAGAAGCCCTTGGAGTCGAGCTGCTTGGCAGCATTCAAGAACTCCAGGTCAAAGCGCTCAGGCCACAAAGCCTCGCCAGGTGCGCGACCCAGTGGGTCGTTGTCCTTGGCGATGGCCGGCAGGTTAATGATTTTCCACTTGGCTGCCTCGTCTTCTGAGTAGCAAGGGTTGGATGGGTCGGTGATGCGGCCAATCAAGTCGTCTTCGTGCCAGCGTGTGTGGACCACGACGACGCAGGCAAACTTGGTCATCAAACGCGTCATGGCCACTTGGGTGAACCAGTCCCACAACTTGGCGCGCAGCGTTGGCGACTGAGCCTCTTCGCTGTCTTTGATAGGGTCGTCGATGATGAGAATGTCAGCACCGCGACCAGTGATTGAGCCACCGCGACCGACAAATGCGGCCATGCCACCTTCGGCTGCTTGCAGCTTTTCCTTGCTCAAGCCGCCCATGCGAAAGCGGAACTTGGGGAATACCTGCTTAAAACCTGGTGACTGCATGATGTTGCGACAGTCTGAGCCAATGTCTTGGCTGAATGGCTCGTTGTAGGTTGCAAAGATGATGTTGCGGTAGGGTGCGCGACCCAGCAACCATGGAATGAACCGGCGTGAAATCAGCTCGGTCTTGCCATGACGCGGGGGCAGGGTGACGATGAGGCGCGGAATGTGCCCCTTCTCAACCTTCTCCAGCACCTTGGCCAACGCTCGGTGATGCTTGGCGTCCCTGAATGTGGACAGGTCCACGTTCTCAGGGTCTTCAATGTCAGGCATCGTGAGCTTCACGAACTTGAGAAAGTCGTCGCGTGACTCCAAGGCGAGTTTGGCTCGCTTGGCCGCGGCAATCTTCTTTTCAATGGCCGACAGCTTGGCATCGCCGTCATCTTGCGCGACTGCGGTGTCTTGGGTGTCGATGGTGTCGGTCATTGGTGGTCGTGAAATCAGACTCAGGGCTTAAAAATGTGAGCCTTGAACCAGTCCAAAAGGATGTAGCCGACGCCAGTGATGGCGAGCCAGGCAAGGCCAACCAACGTCTTCTCGATGACGGCATCTCGGAAACGAATCTTGCGGGCCTCTGCCTCGATGGCGAGCTTCACCCAGCGCAATTCCTCTTCGGTGAGCTGGGGCTGCTGAGCGCAGGCAATCGCTTGCGTGAGTTCAAGGACCAGCTCATGGCGCTCTTCTGGGGTCATCATGCTGCGGCTTTCAGCACCTCTACGTCGGCGCGGAGTTGTTCGATGATTGCTTGCTGCTCTTGGATTGCTGCGGTCAACGTGGCGACCAAGAAGCTGGTGTCGATGCCTTGATAGACTGGCCGCGTTTGCTCGTTGCCGTCTTCGTCCATGTATGTCTCTACGCCATCCTTCTCGCCGTTGACTGCGTGTGGGAAGGTTTCTTGCAGCTCGTGAGCAATGAAGCTCTCGCTGTATTCGCCATTCGATTTCCACTCAAAAGCCACTGGTTTCAACGCAGCCACTTTTTCTAGTGCGCCAATTAAAGGCCGCACGTTATCTTTCAAACGGTAGTCAGAGCCACTAGCGTAGTTCGTTGAGTTGCCGGTACATTGGATAAGCCCAGCTTGGCCTGCTGACGTGATGAAATAAGCGGCGGTAGCTGAGTTTTGCCCACACCGATAAACATAACCAGTGCCAGAGATAGTGTCAGCAAATAGTACGTCGCCACTTGCTTTGTACGCAGTCAGCTTTGCGCTTCCAGCCGTAGTCCCAAGTTGAAAGTTTCCGATGCCGTCAATACGAGCGCGTTCAGTGCCGTTTGTACCAAACACAAGAGGCGACGCACCAGTGTTGTAAATGGCAGTCGCATTTGCGTTCGGAGTGTCAAATATTAGTTGCGCCTCATACAAATTGCCAGAAATACCAAGAGATTGGTATGTCCAGCGAAAGCCCATGATTGGGTTTGTAGCGCCGCCTGGTCCAATGCCTAAAGCGCAGTTTGTAGTGGTTGAATTTGTATGAGCGCCAATGTAATGATTTACCGTAACACCAGCGTTTGGTGCAGCACCACCTAAGCCAATACCGACCTTGCCGCTTGCGTCAGCAAATAGACTTTTGACGAGGTTTCCTAGATTTCGTGCCAGCGACATGATTAAGCCCCTTGCTGGATTTCAAACCAGCTCAATGATTGTTCGTCCCACTGGTAGCTCTTGCCGTCAGTTGGGTATTGCGTCGGCGCATCCCACAAGCATGTGTCTTCGTTGAGCACCCAGCTTGCAAATGGCTTTGGAGGAATGAATGCGTCGCGCTGGCTGTCGTAGGTGAAGCCAATTCCTGCGTAGTTTTTTCGCAGTGGCGTGCCGCCATTTGCGTGCACACCACCGTGCGTGTTGTATGAGGTTTGAATCCACTCGCCTGGTGACGAGTCAACAAACGAGTCAAAGAACTCAGGCTCGGCCACGATGACTTGCACCACCACGCCGTCAGCCACTTTTGCAAAATGTGCCATTGTGATTTCCTTATGCCGTGAATGTGCCGGAGCCAGAAGCAAACGTGTGGTACGTATAACCACCAGAGCTTGTCACCGTGCCACCTGTGCCGCGTTGAGCGCCGAGGTAGCGAAGAACAACAGCACCAGAACCGCCTTGAGCGCCCGTTGTCATGCGAGTTGCACCACCACCGCCGCCAGTGCCAGCAGTACCTGGTGTGCCGCCAGCGCCACCGCCACCACCGCCACCACCGCCGCCTGGATAGCCACCACCGCCGCCGGCGTAGCCAAGTCCATTGAGCCATGTCTGACCAGTTCCACCCGCGCCACCGGCGCTTGAATTTCCCATGGCTCCCGCGGCTGTTGCACCGCCGCCGCCGCCGCCTGTATATGGTGCTGCACCATATCCATTGCCACCTGAGTTTCCTTGGCCGTATGTTGCTGCACCGCCAATATTGCTGTTTGCACCACCGCCACCAGAGCCTCCGCTTTGGCCTCCAAAAGCTGAGCCGACAGAATCATGTCCACCACCGCCGCCGCCGCCAATCGAAACAAGCGACGAGAAGGATGAGTTGCTTCCGTTGAATCCGTTAATCAAAGTGGTCGAACCGTAAGTAACCTGGCCACCAGCTCCACCAGCTCCAACAATGACTGGATAGCTGCTTCCAGCTTTTACTTGGAAATTTGTTGCTCGATAACCACCAGCGCCGCCGCCGCCGCTACCGCGTGCGTTATACATATCAACGCCGCCGCCAGCACCACCGCCAACAATCAAAACATCAATTTCGTATGCGCCACCATCTGCAAATGCCTTCCATGTGCTTGATGATGTATCAAACCATTCTGGGTTGTTCGTTGTACTGTTGATACGGTACATGCCAGCCGTTGGGGTTGCAGGGCGTTGCGCAGTCGTACCAACAGGCATTAAAGCAGCACCAGTAGCCGAGTCCTTACCAACAAAACGGCCATCGGCCTCAGTCTTGTCGTAATGATTGGCCAGCACGAACGTCCCAAACGCCACGATGTTCAATTCATCATTCAACGCAGCAGCCACGCCCAGCACAATCGAAGTGCCCGACGAAGCGGTGTAGTCGGTCTGGTCCAGGCGTGCGCCGTTCAAGTACACGTCAACGTAGCCAGCGTCATAGGTAAGGGTGTTGCTGTTGCTGTCAGCGCCGGTGAAGGTAGTTTGACCAGCGGTGGCGATGTATCGGAAACGACGTGATGTGCCGTTCACCGACGAACCAGCAGCCGTCCAACCCGACGAGCCATACACCTGCATGGCGTTGGTGGTCGTGCTGAAGTACAGAGCACCAATCAGCAACGCGTTGCCGTCGTTGTCGAGTGTGGGGGCGCTGGCCTTTGGACCCAGGTAGCGGTCGTCAAACGAGTCATACGACGCAGCAGCAGCGGCAGCCGACGCAGCAGCGTTGGTTGCTTGTGTCGTGGCCGTGGTGGCTTGCGTGGTTGCAGTCGTTGCCGAACCAGCAGCAGCCGTGGCCGACGATGCGGCATTGGTGGCCGATGTTGCAGCAGCGGTCTGAGATGCCAGTGCGTCGGTCTTTGCGTTGACAGCGGTTGTAGCTGAGCTAGAAGCCGACGTGGCCGATGTGGCCGCAGCAGTCGCTGAGTTCGCAGCATTCGATGCCGACGTTGCAGCCTGAGTGGCTGAGGTCGCAGCGCCAGAAGCTGAGTTGGACGCAGCGGTAGCAGAAGTCGAGGCAGCAGAAGCAGAGGATGCAGCACCAGTGGCCGACGTCGATGCTTCACCAGCTTTGGTTGTGGCCGTCGTAGCAGAGGCAGCAGCACCAGTAGCGGACGCAGCAGCGTTGGTCGCCTGGGTTGTTGCAATACCGGCTTGCGTTGTGGCTGTGGTGGCCGAAGTCGCAGCGTTGGTAGCCGAAGTCGCGGCGGCAGTGGCAGAACCAGCAGCCGCGGACTGAGATGAGGCGGCAGCAGTCTGCGAGGCAGATGCTTCGCTGGCCTTGGTTGTCGCGATACCGGCTTGTGTAGATGCTGTTGTGGCTGAGCCAGCGGCAGCGGTAGCAGATGCAGCAGCAGCCGTTTGCGATGACGCGGCAGCAGTGGCAGAGCCGGCAGCAGCAGTGGCAGAGCTAGATGCGGCAGCGGCAAACGCCTGAGCGTTGGTCGACGAAGTGGCGGCCAAGTCAGCAGCAAGCTGTGCTTCCACACCAGTGCCGCGGACCATGACGTTCTTGCGGCCAGCAACAGAAGGAGCGGGCGGTGCTGACACGAATGTCAGTGTCGTGCCAGAGATTGTGAAGTCCTGGGTGGGGATTTGAGCAACACCAGCAACAAAGACTGTTGCGGCGTTTGAGCCGGCGTAGGTGAAGCTCAGCGTGAAGACTGTTTGCGAGCCAGTACCAGCGTACAGGTCGACAGCTTGACCACCGCCTTGCAAAGCGCCGTTGGCAATCAAGAGCCATTTGCCAGCGCTGTTGTCGGTCGGGAATGCGATTGCGGATGTGTGCGCAACGATACACAGGTACGTTGCAGCGTTGTATGTTGCCAGGTCGCCAACAGCGTAAGCAACACCATCGTCCCACGCGCCACGTGGCACGTATTCGCCCTGGGAGATGATGGCCAACGTGGATGCCGAAAGCGATTCAGGCGTGACCAGTTGATTTGCCAATGCACCGTCATCACGCTGGAGCTGCGCAAGGTTTGCGCGAATCTCGTCAGTCGTCAGCTCGATTGCATTTAGCTCCGCATCCAGCTCAGTGGCAGGCAGCGGGTCGACAGGGTTCACCGTCTGGTAGTCGGTGAAGTTGTATAGCCGGTTGTACGGGGTTGGTTGTGACATGTCTGCACCCTTGTGGATTCACTATGAATTGTAGGGCGGTATGTCTGAAAGTTGTAGTGTGCAAGAGGCCGAAAAGTCGGAAAAAACAAAAAATTTCTAGGGGCGGGGGGTAGGAGTTGACGGCGGCGCGGCGGGGGAACG